CAAATTTTTAAGGCTAACTCAATTTCAGGTGGGTCTCAGTGGCAGACTTGGACAAAACCAAGAGGCATTAGCATGGTTCACATCATTCTTCTTGGGTCTGGTGGGGGAGGCGGGTCAGGCCAAGTTGGAGCCGCATCTCTAGCAGGAGGGGGAGGGGGAGGGGGAGCCGCCTCACAGTCTACTGCTTTGTTTCCAGCGATATTTCTCCCAGATCAACTTTACTTATCTATCCCCTATGGTGGTAAAGGTGGATCTGGTGGTGCGGGGGCTACAGGCAATGGCTCTTATATTTCTGTTATTCCTGACGCTGGTGTAGTAGGTAATCATATTTTAATGACCGCTAATGGTGGTGGTGGTGGTGGCCTAGGAACTACTGTTCCTGCTGGCGGTGCTGCTGGTGCTGCCGGTATTGTTGGAACAGTAGCTAACTCAGCGTTAGCTGGCCTCGGCTTATTAGGCTGGGGTAGGGAAGCTGGTGGTGTATCTTTAGGTGGTCAGCTTGGAGGTGCGGGAGGGACAACGGGTGCTGGCGTGTCCGTCACTCTTCCTGTCACCGGACTTTTGGCTACCGGGGGTGCTGGTGGGGCCGGATTAGGTGCGGCTAACGCCCCTGGAGCCGCTGGTGGCGCAATAACAACCCCAGCGGGAAACTTATTTTTCCCTCCGGCTCCAGGGGGTGCGGGTGGAACTATTGCACCTACCGCTGGTAGTCAGGGGGTTCACGGGGTAAACTTCCTTAACAAATTGCTTTATTTTTATGGTGGATCTGGTGGAGGAGCCTGCGGTCTAACTTCAACTCCGCTTGGAGCCGCTGGTGGACCCGGAGGAAATGGCGGTATTGGATGTGGTGGTGGCGGCGGCGGTTCAGCCTTCACTGGTAATGCCGCTGGCCTAGGTGGTGACGGTGGCCCAGGTATCTGCATTATTACTTGCTGGTAATTAATCCATATCTTGAGCGTTAATCAAAGCCATAGGGAGATCCTTGGCGGAATAACGCTTTGCATACATATCGTAAGTAGCCGCTAGAAGCGACTCCATAGCTTCGTCATCACGAGGAATAGCAACCCTAGGCAATCTGGCGTTAGCACTCAAAAAAGCATCCCTATTAGTTTTCACGATGGCCACAGGTAAGGATTTAAGGATAGACTCAATTTGTAGTCTAAGATTTTCGGTAACCCTGGAGAACCAAATCCACCCAAGCTCCCCACGCTGGCTTTTCATAATCATCACATAGAACTTCTTAGGGTGCTGTGACACATAAGATGCATCACTTTTTTCAGTAATGAAGGTATCGTCCCCTTCGATTTTGTTGATGATTTGAGCGGCTTGCCACCAGTAGCTAGACTTTCCGTGCCCTAACCTGTGGATGGCACTATCTCCCTCTTCCCACACCTTCATATGTTGCCAGTGATGACAGACTTCGTGAGCGATAAGACGATCAACCGTTCTAGGATCATTCATGCACTTTTCCTGGAGCTTAATTGTCCCCTTGATAGGTGCATCTGCATTCCAGATGGTGATTCCGTCCCAATCCGATTCAGGGGAATCCTCAATCAAGACCTGAGGAAGTTCCATTCTAGAACCACCGGGGAGCATACTTAGATACTTTTTGGCAATAGCTTGTAGATCGGCCATGTTCAGTCCTCACTTAGAATTGTATATTACTCTCTTGCAATCACGATGTAAAGCCCAACTTTCAGTATCTAAAGTAGAAGCAGGGGGTTTCAGTGAGAAAAGTCGTTTGGCTTGGCAGTCCACCCAGGATTAGAATCGGTTCGTAAGAGTCACATGGTAACCTCAATATAGTCTCTTTTTTCCTGATAGGCGTTAGCTCTATGTCAGCAGTCAAAACTTATACAGAAGTTCGTTCTTTAGTCAAGAAAGAAATTGATGCAATCAAGAAAAGGGATGGGGAGTTACCTCCAACAGCCTACATCGTAACCGAGATAGCTGTGAGGTTAAAAACCTTAACTCCTTGGGACACTTATGATAAGGCTTATCCCCTTGCGAGAAATCTCCGCAAGGTAGTGGATGACATTATTCAAGGCAAGCCAAATTTGGAGGCTCTAGCTAAGAAGGAGTCTCGTGAAGAGATCCTAGCTTTGCTTCCAATATCGAAAGACGAGTATGATGAGCTACAAGACAACCTTGGCGACAAGAAGAAGACGAGCAAATCCGTAGATTTGTTGCCTTCAACTGTCGCCAAGAGACAAAAGCTAAAGAGAAAACTTAGGAAAGCTGGGTAGTGGGATTCAAGAAGTAGTAAACCTTGTCTAGCTCGTGATAAAGCTCTGAGAGTCCAGCGTTATTAGCAATCGTGAAGTCGGCACCTGTGTAAGATGCGGCGAATTTTTCAGATTCATGCTGGGTTCCACTAGCTCCACGCTCGACTAGATCCTGAATTGGAGCCTTGAGCATGACAAAGGTGAAGCCCAGCTCTCGGAGAGCTTTCTCTTCATTCTCAAACCTACAGTCTGTGACATAGATATTGGTGTCTTCTGGTGTTTCCTTGATGCGATTGACTGCGACATTGACCCAGATATTCTGATCAATGGCTCTGCCCCATTCGGTTCCAAGCCATTGAAGAAGCATTCTATCTTTCTTTTCTGGTAGTCCAGCGATATTGTAGATAGCCTTCTGCATCTCGTAAAGAGGTGCGGCAAAGGATACAATTGTCCCACCAAACTTCTCAATGAAGTAAGCGGCACTCGTATCCTTACCACTTCTCATCAATCCCATAAACGCTACTCTCATTTTTGACTCCTTCTAAATGGTTTAATACTCTCTGAGATCTTCTTTTTACCTCATTTGTGTGCTTCTGACATTTTTGGCACATTTCAGGTGTGTATACACTCTACCCCTAGCCCTTCACTCCGTAGCCGTGACTTCGACTCGAAAGTTTATTTACAGATACCCAATTCAACCAAGAACCTACTAGGAGCCACAAATACATTACCTTTGTTGAAGTATTCCAACATAGAAGGGACACATAGAATTAGATTATCCTTCGCTCTAGTGAAGGCGACATAGGCAACTCTTCGCTCCTCTTCCACTTCCAACTCGGTCTTGGACCACTTGTGAGGCAGCACACCCTCTACAACATTGGCGACATAGACCGTTTTCCATTCAAGTCCCTTAGCAGAGTGAATGGTAGACACGATGACCTTCCCATCTTTGGTGTTTGGATCATCTTTCTGGTCTTGCATGGTCAACTGGAACACTAGATCGTCAGTAGTTAGGTCAGCGCCAGCCATCAAAGAAAGAATGACATCCTTAAGCCTAGCTATATTGTTGACTTTTTGCTCTACCTTATCAGCATCTTTCTTGTAACGCTCCTTAAGGTAGTTCAGGTAGCCTGTGGCTTTGATAGTGTGTTCCAGAACCTTGATAGGATCTTCCTTCAATGCTGTCAGTTCATCTAGAAGGCTGAGGTACATGGAGAACTTAGCATGGCCGTAGACCTTAGCGGCTTTAATCATATCTCCATCGTGGTTTTCATTGGCGATGGTTCTGATCTTCTCAAGGGTTCCATCACCCACGCCTCTTTTTGGCACACCGATAGAGCGGAGCATGGCAAAATAGTCCCTAGGATTACTGATAATTCGCATGTAGGACAGGAGATCACGGACTTCTTCGGTCTGCATGAGGCCCATAGTCCCGCGAATGATGTAGGGGATGCGATAACGAACTAGCTCAGTTTCGATGTCTCTGACCTGAGATCCAGCACGAACTAGGATAGCAGTCTCACCATATTTAACTCTGCCCTTGACAAGCTGGTTAGAATTCCAGATTTCATCAGCAATCTTCAGGGCTAGTTCTCTAGGAGTTCCGGCCTTGCGAAGAATGATGGCCCCGGATTCCCCCTGCTCTCCACGATACGACTTCATCTGGAGTGGGACTACATCAATCATGCAACGCTGGGTCTTATTAGCCAGCTTGACAATCTCAGGGACAGAGCGGTGGTTCTTCTCCAATTTATACATAGCTGGTGTGACACCTCTCCACTCTTTTGTGTATTGGTAAAGAAGATCAGGGCTGGCACCATTGAAAGAGTAAATTGACTGGGAGATATCCCCAACTACGAAGAGGTTCTTGTTGTCGGGTCCGAGAAGCAGATTCACAAAATCCCACTGGACTACAGAGGTATCCTGGGACTCATCCATTAGTACATGATGGAACATCTTCTGGATTGTCAGACGCCACTTTTCGTCCGAGCGACCTCTACGGACTACGAGGTGGAGCATGTCATCAAAGTCCACCACGCTCATCTTGGTCTTAAGGCTCTCGTAACCACCCCACACGGCCAGTTCGTCATCAGACATGGCATGGTAACCAGCGTGAGACACCTGGGCCTTAGCGTGGATCTCAGCCGTGTAGTCAGCCCTAAAGCCAACACCTCTGGCACGGTGGAACTGTATCTTTTCCAGGACGCTCCACTCTTTTACGATCTCTTCAAGCTTCTTTTCCTCAATGACCTTCTTTAGAATCTGCTTTTGGTCATAGTCATCAATGGGTGTCACTTTCTCGCTCAGACCAAATCCCTGTGGGTTTCTGCGAATAGCAGATAGGGCCAAGCTGTGAATGGTTGTGATTCTGGGGGACTTATCCTCAGACACCACCGAAATTCGCTCCTTCATCTCATTCGCCGCCTTATTAGTGAAGGTCAGGCACAAGATCTTCCTGGGTTCAACTTGCTTCTCTGCAATAAGATAGACAGTTCTTTGAGTCAACACACGGGTCTTACCACTACCCGCTCCAGCCAAACAGACCGCTGGATAGTCCATACGGTGTTCAACGGCTAGCTTTTGCTCCTCATTCAAGAGGGACGAGTCGTACTTCATGGAGCCTCCTACACATAATACTCTAAGGAAATGTGTTTTCTAAACCTCCAATGAGGACCGATATGCAAAGTGAACTCCTGAAGGTGGCACGACCCACCGAGAAGAAAATCGAATTCCTGATGGAAAAGTACAAAGTCTCTCAAGAAGAGGTTGAGTTAGCTATCGTCGCAGATCCTACTGAAAACCTTTATGTTGAATGGCTCATCAGAATGATGAGGTCTTCTAGACTAAGACTTCCAGAACAGACTGAAAACATCAAGATGGCCCTAGAGAAGTTCAATCAAACCAAGAACTCCCCAGCCTTCAAAGCCGAACATTCCCCTGACATCAACCGTTGGATTCCCGATGAGCTTATCCAACTCTTCATTCAAGAGAACTTACATGAAGAGCAGAAGTCAGAGACTAAGAAAGAGAAGGATATCATCAAGGACGGCGCTCCAGGTGCCAAGATCATTTTCAATACTCCACCCTGGAAGGTGTTTCAGGTTACGGACCCAAGCCTAGCTTCATTCCTAGGTAGTAATACTTCTTGGTGTACCACTCAGAGAGCAACTGCAAAAGACTACCTGAAGTCGGGAGACCTCTTTATCGTCTACAAGAATGACAAGCCTTGGGCGCAATATCATCATGATGAGTCCGAATACGGCGATGAAGTCTTCATGGATACCCACGATAGAGAGCTAGAAAAGGGCTTTAACAAGGAACTCCAGGCTTTCTTGGAGGTGTGCCACCTTGAGGTTTTCTCGAACTATAGAGTCCCTCAGGTTCAGGTAGAGAAGAAAGATGTTGGTAAGGCGCTAGCCAATGGCTTCACCTTCGATGAACTTAGGGGTGTAAATAAGGGTGATCTTGTTGGAACCTTTTGGACAAGTATTTTGACCAAAACACCTGTAAAGATGCGACTGGGGGCTGAGAAGAAGAAATTCTATGAAGCTTGGTTCGCTGACGGACCCCTATCCTATCCACTTCTAGATCTTGGTAGGAAATTGAGCCAGGAGTTAGCTAGACACTGGGAATATGTTGGTAGGGCTTATGTTGCCAAGACTCTCAATAATGTGTTTCTGGCTAGAGCAACGGCAGATATGATTGATTCTGATTTCCTTGAAATTCCCAATGAGGATACACCAATCATCGACAATTTCAATAAACCTGATATGG